TAAGGACCACCAAGATCAAACTCAGCAACACGAGTTTTACCAAACTGATAGTTGTAAACAGTTGATCCTGATACTTCTTCATACTGTTCAAGGACAAACGGCTCCATAAAAGAACCAGCATCCATTTTAAGTTGAGTTGACTTATTGAAGTCAAGCGAAGTAGCATTGTGCTTTGTTTCAATAAGTTCTTTCCATCTAGCAAGATTACCACTTGAGATAATCTCTGCTTCTGATGAACCGATATAATACTTTCGTTCGTCAAGCTGCTTTTGTGTCAGAGCCATCTTTTATATCCTTTTCTAAATGTGGAATGTGATCGTTTTCTAAAACACCTATATCATCAGGATCAATGTCAGGTTTGACATTTACATCTTCCCATGATTCTTTTGATTTCTGTGAAAATCTTGCAATATCAAATCTTGGATTATTTGCAAAAGACTTAATTGTCCTGGCAAATGAATCATTTTCAATATATGCAGGGTCTATCATTGGAGCTATCTCAGTAGCAAGAAACTCAAAATGATATGCAGTCAATTTTTTCATTTAAGCACCTCATATGTTATTTGACTCGGATTACAACACCAATAATGTCAACCAACCCTAGATCAACATTTGGTGTTTGATATGTCGATCTAGCTATTAAGTATGGTGGCTGATATTCAAAGATATTAAAACTATTCATATCTTTTATCATTACAACATCACCTTC